CTAGAGGGTATTCTTGACAAGAAAGGTAAGTTGGTAATTGATAAAAAGACTAAGGCACCCAAGGTCATACCTGATCCGCAGTGGATCTTGTTTGAAAAGTGTATGCGTGGAGACCCTACAGATAATATATTTTCAGCCTACCCGGGTGTTAGGACGAAAGGTTCCAAAAACAAAGTTGGTCTCACTGAGGCTTTTGCTGACCAACATAAAAAAGGATATGCTTGGAATAACCTTATGCTTCAGCGATGGACAGACCACAACGGTGTGGAACATCGAGTGTTAGATGATTATGAACGCAATCGTGTGCTGGTGGACCTCACTGCACAACCTGCGGATATCAAGGTCAAGATTACGGATACAATCAAGACTAACGCTGTAAGAAAAAGTCGTCCAATGGTAGGAGCACAGTTCCTAAAGTTCTGCGGCAAATATGAATTGAATAGATTGAGTGAACAAAGTCAAAGTTTCTCAGAATTTTTAGGTGCGGAGTATCCGGCGTGACCGATAGATACAGAATTGTTCAATTCAAAGACGGCAATGCGGTAACTTTTTACACCATACAAATTGAAGTTCGATGGTGGTTTGGTTTTAAGTTTTGGCGCACACTAAAATCATACAGCCCAGACGGAATGTCTTCTGTAACCAAAATGTTTGATACACTAGAGCAAGCACAGAAATACATTCGTGGTCGTAATTGGACCACTACTGTGGTGGAAGAAGGTACAGTATGATCACATGGCTGATATTGGCCTTGCTATTTTTTAAACACTTCCTAGCAGACTTCTGTTGGCAAAGTGATCAAATGTACAAAGACAAAGGTCACCTTGGTAGACTGGGTGGTCTTCAACATGCTGGCTTACATGGTGCGTTAACTTATGTTATACTAATGCACTTTCTAAACATACAGGCCTGCATCATAATTGCAGTATTTGATTCGGTAACTCACTATATTTTTGACTTTATGCATCGTAGAGCTACAGTCAAACTAAATGTAGATTCTAATGCATTTTGGGTATGGATTGGCCTGGATCAATTCCTACACGCAATGATTTATTTAATTATTGGTTTTACAGTAACATTTTTAACAACGGAATACATATGATTAAAAATCTTTACGGAAACAGCTCGTGGATAACCGTAAACCAGCAAGGAACCACAATGCCTTATCTTAACAATCAACCCATGGCAGGTATGGTTAGAGTGAATAGTAGCATGAACAGGACCGAAGTATACGACGGACATACCTGGATACCATTTGGATCCGATGCACATGTTGATCTTAGTGAAACTGCAAAACAAACATTGGCATGGGCACAAGAGAAAATGCTTGAAGAACAGCGCCTAAAAGAACTTATGAGTCATCATCCGGGTCTGCGAGATCTAAATGATAAGTTTGAAATGATGAAGATACTATGCGAACAAAAGGAGAAACAACAATGAATTGGTTAAGACGGATAGTGCGAAATTGGTTGATGCAAGAAGAACCCGTAATGGAACAACGAGAAACGGTGGTTTCGGGAAGAGACGCACCTAGACAAGATGGGTTAAACTTCTGTCTGTATCGAGCGGTAGGTGGTCATGTTCTTGAATGTAGAGTGTATAATGCAAAGACAGATCGTCATGATGGCACACTATATATGATTCACGATGATCAAGATTTTGCCACTCAAGTGGCTCAAGCAATTATGTTGGAACAAATGAAACTATGAACAGTTCAGGAACGTTTACTATAGCAACTGGTGGTGGTGGCGGCATCGGACCGATCTCTGTAAGCGATATGTCCGGAATTGATTTAAACTTTGGAGAAAAAAAATTGCCAAATAAAAAAATATCGTTTGATATACATACTGCTCATGGAGGGTATGTTGTAAAGGTTTCTAAAGGTTTTTCCTGTGACGATGATCTTTATGTTATCGCCGATGAACAAGATCTTGGTCAAGAATTAGGTAAAATTGTTACACATTACACACTGTCAAAAGAATGAATCAACCCATAGCCAAACCAGTTGTTAAGAATAAATTTTGGGTCGTTGAAAATCACGGTCAAAAAATTGCTACCATACAAGCTAGAGACGACGGAGGGTTCGTTTATGTTCACGACGACCGTCGTGAATATTTTCCAACCGTAAAACAATTAACCAAACAACATAATATAAAATTTTCCAAAGCTTTATTTAAACATATTAAAGAAAATCACACCGTGTATGGATATCCGGTGAAAGGCAAGGCGTATAATGAAATATTTGATGTAATTAGAAAACTGCCAATTTACAGTAAAAATTCAAAAAGCAAAAGTTTGTATTGTGCTGGTTATTATTACATTTTTTTAAATGATACCTGGACACTGTCTTTTTGTCCAAAAAACATAACACTGAATCGATATAAATTTTACGGCCCATATAAATCACAACTAGAGGCAGAAAACCATTTTTATAGGATTGAAAATGCAAACAATTAGTGTAGCTGTAAGAAACTTCAATGATCGAGTCAAACAGATGAATCAAACTAACAGCAGACAATTAGTTTTATCTGCAGATGAAGCACGAAATTTACATGCGGATATTTTTGCTTTGCTCAATAATCTGCAAGAAATAGTTGCATCTGCACAAAATACACAAGAAAAATTGGTTAGTTCTGTTAGCCTGGATGGTGGTGCCTTCTAATAAACTACCCAGATTTCTAACTAAATACACAGTATAGGATTTCAAACTATGAGCAGACCTAAGCCAACAGTATTAATAGAATACGTCAATAAAACCAATTATAAAAGTGATCAGATACTTAGTAGCGAAGGTATTTGGGCTGTGTTTTATGACGACAAACCAATTAACTATAAAACACATAATATTCTCGTCCATTATCCTGGTCCAAAGTACAAAAAGGTTAGCTTTTCAAATTCTGGACATGCGATTAATCTTTGCAAAAAATTAAATACCCTTTTTAAAACGGACAAATTTACTGTGGTGCTGATGAAGCAAGGTGAACAAATCTACCCTTAGTCAGTCTGAATATAATCGTATATTTTTTGAGTCAGCACAGTTAGACATAAACTCAAATCATATTGACACTAACAATTTTTGGTGGAATCCTACAAATCCTAATCATTTACGTCTTAGTAATATTGGTATAACTTTTATAAAAAAACAAACTAAGTTGCCAATTTACACAATAAATGTATCACATCCTTTGTTAAGCACACATTTAATAAAGCTGGCCCGTATTAATCTTGGTCCTTATTATCTTCAAATCAAAAACACAGGTGTTGTAATAATGTTGACAGATAGTGAGGCGGCGGCCATGCTTACTTTACATGCGGGCAATTTAGGTCAATATTTAGAAAACTTGCAACTTTAACAACGGTTGACAAATATTCTTTTTTTCGTTAACATATTTTTGTGTTAAACATTAACACATTTTTCAAAACTTTATAGAGACGTTTACGTCGAAAGGAACTATTATGCATTCAATCGGACTTGCAGTTGATCATGGTAATAAAGAATTTACTATTACAGTTCGTAAACTTGAATCATCTCACTTTAAAAAAGTTGGTCCTAATTCGTGGGTAGATTCTCGTTACCCTAACAAAGAATTTTTTGTTGTTGCACAAGCAGAAAGATCTCGCGCAGAATTTATTGCACATTCACAAAGTTTTCTGTTACAATCTAACGGCTACGCTCAAGTAACTGTAAAAGGAAATTTTGACAATGATGAATAAATTTTACAAATTTAAAGATTATCTCGAGGAATGGTGGCGGTACCCACAACCTAGTTATTTTCAAAAAAAATTGCTAGGTATGTACACTGACGTAATTGACACTGACTTTACAGCCACAAGATTAGCCAGTGAAGAGTCTGCCGCTTATATACAACAACATATGCGAGCAGTTCCAAACTTTAAAACTGATTATGATTTCCACGAGTGGATTGTAACTACCCAATTGGATCATAATTTAGATAACGGCATGATTCTTGAATTTGGTGTTGCTACTGGTAGAACACTAAATCATATTGCTAGACTACTGCCAAATAAATTCGTTCATGGATTTGACAGTTTTGAAGGACTACCGGAGAACTGGACTAGTCGTATGCCCAAGGGTTTCTTTCGAAGAGATAACTTACCTCGTGTAAATCATAACTGTCGATTACACGTTGGTTGGTTTAATGAAACCTTACCTCGATGGAAATCTGTGTTTGGTGACAATCCTATACAGTTACTACATATTGATAGTGACTTGTATTCTAGTGCAGTAACTATTTTATCCGAACTTGAAGCAAATATTGTTCCAGGAACGGTTATTGTATTTGATGAATATATTAACTATCCAGGTTGGCAACAGGATGAATTCCGTGCTTGGCAAGAGTTCGTTGCAAAAAATGCAATAGACTATGAATACATTGGTTATGTAAGTAGGCACCAAAAAGTTGCGGTTCGAGTAAAATAGTACAAGACAATAATCCAAAGTTGTATTAAAGTAACACCAAGGTAGTTAGATAGGCTAACTACCTTTTTTTACAGTCGGCAGTAAACATTAAAATTACTGCACCTTACAATTTGAAAGGAAATACCGTGGCATCCTATGCTGATCAAGTAAACGCAAAATTCAAAGATGATGCTGATCACTTTGTAGACCTTAAAGATCGTTGGAACAACACAATGAGTTTGTTCTCCCAAACTCTCCAAGCGACCATAAGATCTAGTCTCAAATCCGCTATTAAAGCGTTTGAAAAAAATTACCCAAATATTAAATCATTTAACGACCCTGCATTTAGATTGTGTCGTGCGCAATCAGCTCGACTAAGTGACATTCTAATTGACACCACCATGCAACGACAACTAGATATTGGGTGGGTTATTAAAATTATTACGAATTTCCGTTCGTGGCAGGCCATGCCTATCCAAGTATATGCGGTACCTAATCCTGATGGAGAGTTGGCTTATTACAGTGCAAATGGTCTGTA